TCAGTAAAACTCCAGAATGGTGGATGTCAGCGGGGTGCTGATACCGGCGGTGAGTGGCTCATTTAACAGAGCGTGCATGGTCGCCCAGGCGAGGTCGGCGTGGCTGGCTTCCTCGCTGCGGCTGGCCTCATAGGTGGCGCTGCGTCCGCTGCTGGTCATGGTCTTGCGGATAGCCATAAACGAGCTGGTGATGTCGGTGGCGCTGACGTCATATTCCAGACAGCCACGGCGGATAACGTCTTTGGCCTTGAGCACCATTGCGGTTTTCATTTCCGGCGTGTAGCGGATATCGCGCGCGGCGGGATAGAACGAGCGCACGAGCTGGAACACGCCGACACCAAGGCCGGTGGCATCAATACCGATGTATTCGACGTTGTATTTTTCGGTGAGTTTGCGGATGGATTCCGCCTGGGTGGCAAAGTCCATGCCTTTCCACTGGTGACGCTCAAGTATTCTGAATTTGCCACCGGCCACCACCGGCGGTGCCAGCACCACGCATCCGGCGCTGTCGCCACGGTGTGACGGGTCGTAACCAATCCATACCGGGCGGGAGCCGAACGGATTCGCGGCAAACGGCGCATAGTCTTCCCATTCTTCCAGCGTGTCGACCATGCAGCGTTGCAGATCCTCGAACGGGAACACCGACGCCTTGTCGTCAACAAATTCACACATGAACAGGTTTTTAAAATCGTCGGCGCTGTTTTCGCGTTTGAGCTGCTCAATGTCGAACAGCGTGCAGCCGCCTTTCAGGGCGTCCTCAATGGTGACAATCTGCCGCCACTGGCCGTCCGCACAGAGAAGTCCACCGGCAAGGGCGTTATGACTGACGTCGATTTCCACGCGTTCGGCGGCGCTGGCGCGTCCCCGGTTAAACAGTTCACCCGACCAGAACGGGTAGGCGTCGTGCGCCAGCGTGGACGGGGTGGAGAAATAGGTCGAACGCAGGTGACTCTGTGAGGCCATACCTGATGCCACCTTACGCAGTACCTGAAAATTCGGGATCCAGAAAATCTCGTCGACGTACAGGTCGCCGTTATGGCTCTGTGCGGTGTTGGAGTTGGTGCCGAGAAAAATCAGTTTTGCGCCGTTATTGCCCAGGACAATCGGGTCACCGGTCAGGTCAACGTCAACCAGCCGGGCAAAGGCGATGATGTATTCACGGAACACATACGCCTGCGTTTTACTGGCCGACAGAAAAATCTGGTTATGGCCGGTTTTCAGGGCGCGCAGCAGCGCCTCGCGGGAAAAATAAAACGTTGCGCCAATCTGGCGGGATTTCAGGATATCGCGGATGCGGTGCTCAAGCCCGGCGCGATACCAGTGCAACTGATAGTCGAAAGACTGCTCAAAGAAAATCTGCTCCAGCTTTTCGATGGCCTCGTCACTGAAAAAATTCTTTTTCGGTTTACGACGCCCGCCTTTGTTGCGGTTAGCGACGTTCGGATTAAGGTCTGCCTCGTTGCCGGTCTGGCTGTAGCGGTTTACCCGTGCCAGTCGTTCAATCTGGCGTCCGAGCAGGTCAATTTCCTTGAAGTCACCACCGGTTTTCTGCGGTTTGATGATGAGCTGGGTCAGTCGCGCTTCCAGACTCATTTCGACACGGCTGATGGGGGCAACGCTGTCCCAGCCGTCGCGCTGTTTCCAGCTCTGCACCGTCGGGCGTTTCATCTGCAACATGGCGGCAATCTGCGGCACGGTAAACCCCTGCCAGTACAGCAGCGCCGCCTGACGACGCGGGTCGTGTAAAAGAGTGGTGTCTGTGGTGATGGTCATGAATACCTCGCCGTGATGAATACACGGCAAGGCTACTGAGTCGCGCCCCGCGATTCGCTAAGGTGCTGTTGTGTCAGTGATAAGCCATCCGGGACTGATGGCGGAGGATGCGCATCGTCGGGAAACTGATGCCGACATGTGACTCCTCTAATCACTATTCAGGACTCCTGACAATGGCAAAAAAAGTCTCAAAATTCTTTCGTATCGGCGTTGAGGGTGACACCTGTGACGGGCGTGTCATCAGTGCGCAGGATATTCAGGAAATGGCCGAAACCTTTGACCCGCGTGTCTATGGTTGCCGCATTAACCTGGAACATCTGCGCGGCATCCTGCCTGACGGTATTTTTAAACGTTATGGCGATGTGGCCGAACTGAAGGCCGAAAAGATTGACGATGATTCGGCGCTGAAAGGCAAATGGGCGCTGTTTGCGAAAATCACCCCGACCGATGACCTTATCGCGATGAACAAGGCCGCGCAGAAGGTCTACACCTCAATGGAAATTCAGCCGAACTTTGCCAACACCGGCAAATGTTATCTGGTGGGGCTGGCCGTCACCGATGACCCGGCAAGCCTCGGCACGGAATACCTGGAATTCTGCCGCACGGCAAAACACAACCCTCTGAACCGCTTCAAATTAAGCCCTGAAAATCTGATTTCAGTGGCAACGCCCGTTGAGCTGGAATTTGAAGACCTGCCTGAAACCGTGTTCACCGCCCTGACCGAAAAGGTGAAGTCCATTTTTGGCCGCAAACAGGCCAGCGATGACGCCCGTCTGAATGACGTGCATGAAGCGGTGACCGCTGTTGCTGAACATGTGCAGGAAAAACTGAGCGCCACTGAGCAGCGCCTCGCTGAGATGGAAACCGCCTTTTCCGCACTTAAGCAGGAGGTGACTGACAGGGCGGATGAAACCAGCCAGGCATTCACCCGCCTGAAAAAAAGCCTCGACCACACCGAAAGTCTGACCCAGCAGCGCCGCAGCAAGGCCACCGGCGGTGGCGGTGACGCCCTGAAGACGAACTGCTGACCGGCGTCAGTCAGTCCGGGAAAACCTTCACGATTAACCCTTAATTTCAGGAAAAACTATGCGCCAGGAAACCCGCTTTAAATTTAATGCTTACCTGTCCCGTGTTGCCGAACTGAACGGCATCGACGCCGGTGATGTGTCGAAAAAATTCACCGTTGAACCGTCGGTCACCCAGACCCTGATGAACACCATGCAGGAGTCCTCTGACTTTCTGACCCGCATCAACATTGTGCCGGTCAGCGAAATGAAAGGGGAAAAAATTGGTATTGGTGTCACCGGCTCCATCGCCAGCACCACCGACACCGCCGGTGGCACCGAGCGTCAGCCGAAGGACTTCTCGAAGCTGGCGTCAAACAAGTACGAATGCGACCAGATTAACTTCGATTTTTATATCCGCTACAAAACGCTTGACCTGTGGGCGCGTTATCAGGATTTCCAGCTCCGTATCCGTAACGCCATTATCAAACGCCAGTCCCTTGATTTCATCATGGCCGGTTTTAACGGCGTGAAGCGTGCCGAAACCTCTGACCGCAGCAGCAATCCGATGTTGCAGGATGTGGCGGTCGGCTGGCTGCAGAAATACCGCAATGAAGCACCGGCGCGCGTGATGAGCAAGGTCACTGACGAGGAAGGCCACACCACCTCTGAGGTCATCCGCGTGGGTAAGGGCGGTGATTATGCCAGCCTTGATGCACTGGTGATGGATGCGACCAACAACCTGATCGAACCGTGGTATCAGGAAGACCCTGACCTTGTGGTGATAGTGGGACGTCAGTTACTGGCGGACAAGTATTTCCCCATCGTTAACAAGGAGCAGGACAACAGCGAAATGCTGGCCGCTGACGTCATCATCAGCCAGAAACGCATCGGTAACCTGCCAGCGGTACGCGTTCCGTACTTCCCGGCGGATGCGATGCTCATCACGAAGCTGGAAAACCTGTCCATCTACTACATGGATGACAGCCATCGCCGCGTGATTGAGGAAAACCCGAAACTCGACCGCGTGGAGAACTACGAGTCAATGAACATTGATTACGTGGTGGAAGACTACGCCGCCGGTTGTCTGGTGGAAAAAATTAAGGTCGGTGATTTCTCCACATCGGCTAAGGCGACCGCAGAGCCGGGAGCGTAACCGATGACGAGTCCCGCACAGCGCCACATGATGCGGGTCTCGGCAGCGATGACCGCGCAGCGGGAAGCCGCCCCGCTGCGACATGCAACTGTCTATGAGCAGATGCTGGTCAAGCTGGCCGCAGACCAGCGCACACTGAAAGCGATTTATTCAAAAGAGCTGAAGGCCGCGAAAAAGCGCGAACTGCTGCCGTTCTGGTTGCCGTGGGTGAACGGCGTGCTGGAGCAGGGCAAAGGCGCACAGGATGACATTCTGATGACGGTCATGCTGTGGCGTCTGGATACCGGCGATATTGCCGGTGCGCTGGAGATTGCCCGTTATGCCCTGAAGTACGGTCTGACCATGCCGGGTAAACACCGCCGCACCCCGCCGTACATGTTCACCGAGGAGGTGGCGCTTGCGGCCATGCGCGCTCACGCTGCCGGTGAGTCTGTGGAACCACGCCTGCTGACGGAGACCCTTGAACTGACCGCCACGGCTGACATGCCTGATGAAGTGCGCGCAAAGCTGCACAAAATCACCGGTCTGTTTCTGCGTGACGCTGGTGATGCCGCCGGTGCGCTGGCGCACCTGCAACGTGCGACACAGCTCGACTGTCAGGCAGGCGTCAAAAAAGAGATTGAACGACTGGAGCGGGAGCTGAAACCGAAGCCGGAGCCGCAGCCCAAAGCGGCCACCCGTGCCACGCGTAAGACCCGGAGCGTGACACCGGCAAAACGTGGACGCCCGAAAAAGAAAGCCAGTTAACAACCGAATGCGCCCCGCGCCAGGGCGGCACGTCGGTCAGTGTGGGTGAATCACCTGACACTGCACCGGCGTCCACCGCCCGACTTTTCAGAGGTAGTCATGATGACGCTGATTATTCCGCGAAAGGAGGCTCCCGTGTCCGGTGAGGGTACGGTGGTCATCCCGCAACCGGCAGGCGACGAGCCGGTGATTAAAAACACGTTCTTTTTTCCCGATATCGACCCGAAGCGCGTCCGGGAACGTATGCGCCTTGAGCAGACCGTCGCCCCCGCCCGTCTGCGTGAGGCCATCAAGTCAGGCATGGCGGAAACGAATGCGGAGCTGTACGAGTACCGCGAACAGAAAATTGCTGCCGGTTTTACGCGTCTGGCGGACGTCCCGGCGGACGACATCGACGGTGAAAGCATCAAAGTTTTTTACTACGGGCGCGCCGTGTGTGCGATGGCGACCGCGTCGCTTTATGAGCGTTATCGCGGCGTGGATGCCAGTGCGAAAGGCGACAAAAAGGCCGACAGCATAGACAGCACCATTGATGAGCTGTGGCGGGATATGCGCTGGGCGGTGGCGCGT